AGAGTATCAGAATGCACTATCAGCATCAAGTAGTTTACCTGTAACAATACTATTCGGTAAATCAACTACTGGACTCAATAATACTGGATCTGGTGACTTAGAAGCATACTATGGAATGGTAGGTCATATACAAAGTGTAAATGCTAAACCAGCATTAGAGAAACTAACATCAATACTATGGGTTCAAAAATCACTAAAAGGTAAAGCGCCTGAAGATTGGAAAATTGAATTTAATCCGCTATGGATACCGACTGATCTAGAGAAAGCACAAGCAGAACAAGCCGAATCACAAGCAACAGCTAATACTGTAAATGCTCTAGTAACGCTAATGAATAATGAGATACTGGCACCAGAAGAAATTCGTAAGATCATTGTAAATAAATTTAGTGACTTTGACTTCTCAGAAGAGTTGCCTGTGTTTCCTGAGACTGATCTTAGTTACGCTGAAGGTGTAGATACGACATTAATGGATGTGCCTGGCAAACAACCTCGCGCTATTGCCAATAGAGGCGCAGCGCCAGGAGTAACTGAAACATGAATATTCTTGTTGTTATACTTATTGTTGTATTAATTGTATTTGCCTTTGGTGGTAGCTGGGGATATCGGTAATCTTGGTATACACCAGCTTATGGTTACGGTGGAGGTTTGATATTTGTTATTCTATTAGTGGTTGTTATATTGGCGTTAATGGGTAGAATATAATGCCCAAGAAACGTAAAAGATGACGCCTATGAAATACCCTATACACATAGAGGCAATATATAGGCGGCAACTACGTTGGATGAATAACGAACAACGCAAATCTATTAAACATCATATTGTTCCTATTATTCCAAGTATAACAAAGGAAGCATCCAATATACATGCGCTACCTACTGGCGAAGTAACACAAGGCTCATATAGACACGATGCTTGGCAAGATGAGCTATACGATGCTTTCCAAAAGATAGCTGAAGATATGGTTGGTCCACAGCAACATGTAACGAAACAAATGATTAGTTATGGAGCCAAGATAAACGAGCACAATAAAGATGAATTGAAGAAATTGATACGCTCACAATATGGAGTTAATCCAACAAGAGAGGATCCATCAACGTATCTACCACTAATGAGAAATTGGGCAAAGGATAACGCAGCACTCATTAAAGACATACCAGAAAAAGCAATGAGGCAAATAGCTGATCTAACGAGAGATACATTATTGTCGGGTAAATCTCAACAAGATATGACAGATGAACTATACGATATACTAGATGAGAGAATGGATGTAACGGATAGTAGAGTCAATCTCATAGCTAGAGATCAAGTGGCTAAATTGAATGGTAGACTAACAAGAGAACGTCAAACAGATGTAGGTGTAGAGAGTTATATTTGGAGGACAGTTGGCGACGAACGTGTTAGAGATGAACATGATATGGTTGATGGTCAGACGTTTCAATGGGGTTCCCCGCCAGGAGAAACGGATGGTAATGAACCAGGTGAAGATTATCAATGTCGTTGTTGGGCAGAACCAGTATTGCCTGAATCACTAGACGTTAGTGCTAGTCTACTTGAAGAAGAAATGGAAGATGCGTAATGACCGTTCGTTATGACATGATTCCGATTAAAGCTGTTACTGATCCTAAGACGGGATGGATCAAAGATAGACCTGTCGTTACTCGGTCAGGCATCTTTGCGTATCGTAAACGAGATGGCAAAATACAAAAAGAATTTAGGCCTGAGGATGAAGTATTCCATGAGGATAGTCTAGCATCATTGATGGGCATACCTATTACTGTCAATCATCCAGGTAAACTACTCAACAAAGATAATGCTGATGGTATAATCGGATCTGTTTTGTCTCCTGGATCTAGACAAGATTCAGATGTTGTCGCGGATGTAGTAATACACAAAGTCAATTCTATAGGAACCAAGCGTGAGTTGTCTCTTGGTTATGAATGTGATATAGACGAAACGCCAGGAGAATATAACGGCGAGCGATATGATTGTGTTCAAAGATCAATAAGATATAATCATCTTGCCACCGTATCTAAAGGGCGAGCCGGCAATGCTCGACTTAGACTTGACGCTACTGACGCGACATCTTTTGAATTGGAGGTAGAAATGTCTGAAACTAAACTCGTTACTGTTAGGCTTGATGAAATTGAATATCAAGCATCTCCTGAAGTAGCGAATGCTTTGAAGAAAATCAAAGATGATCACATTGAACTTAAGCAACGCTTTGATACTCTAGAAGCAGAGCGTGATACACTTAAGACTGATGTTGCTAAACACGCTTCTCAAATTGACGCGATTAAAGCCAGCGCCAGGAGCGAATTGAGAGAAAGACTTGAGCTTGAAGGAATGGCAGAAGCTCAATCAGTGAAGTTTGATGAAGCTGATACTGATCGAATTGTTAAGACTAAGATCATCGGTAAGCTAAATCCAGATCTAAGGTTGGATGGCAAATCTGATGATTATGTAGATAGTGCTTTTGATATTACGATTGCCAACTTTAAGAACAAGAAAATAAGCAATCAAAAGCACCGTCTAGATAATGTTAGATCAATGTCAGATGATAAACCTGCTTCTGCTACTGCTAGGGAAAAGATGCTTAGGCGCATTCGTGGTGAAAAGGAAGATGCTGCTTAATACTGAGCGAAGGCTGATAAGAGACGTGGAACGAAACATCTTCCATCACGGAAAGGATAACTAAATGTCTCAGACAATTACTGGACCTGTTCCTTATAATGCTCCATACTTTTATGCTCAGGCTATGCCTGGTATGAAGGCTGATAGTATGGATGATAATGTTGAGAGTTGGGCTTGTGGAGCAGCGCCAATTGGATTTGGTTTGATTTGCGGTAGGACTGCAACAGGAGCAATGACTATTATTCCTGGTGGTCCAGCGCCATTGATTATTGGTGCTTCACTACACGATCATGTAATTGCTTCGCGTGGTGGTTATACTCAATATGATGCTGTATCTATACTAACGCGCGGTCGTGTTTGGTGCGTTGTAGATGTTGCTACTGGCGTTGCTGATGGTGCTCCTGTATTTTATTCTGCTGCCACTGGAGCAGTTAATAATACAAATACTAATGTGGCATTGGTGAATGCTGTATTTCGTTCCGGAGTAGCTAGTGTCTTTGCTTTGCTTGGTGGCGCTCCAGCAACTGTTGCAATTGTTGAAATGCACTATCCTCTGGTATAAGGAATAGCACCAATGCCCCTAGATCAAACATTCGATCCACGAGATTTGGAAGTCGCTGATAGATTTATCTCTCAGCACTTTCGAGAGGATATCAATGTAGCTGATATTCCTACTGCTGGCCTTTGGCTAGCACGTCAGCTTGACTATGTAAAAGCGCGTTCATACGATCGTTTGTTCCCCAATATGAATGCCAATCGTCTGGTCTCTGATTCTACAGAGGTTCCAGAATGGGCGGAAACGATCACTATTCGTATGTATGATTCAGTTGGTATGGCAAAAGTTATTGCTAACTATGCTGATGATCTACCGCGCGTAGATGTTCGTGGTGCTGCGAAAACCGTTACTGTTAAGACTATTGGTGACAGTTACGGTTACAATGTAAACGAATTGCGCGCCAGTAGAGCCACTGGTGTTGCGCTTGACCAGCGTAAAGCGGATATGGCTAGGCGCGCCATCGAGCTTAAGATCAATTCCATTAAGCTTATGGGTGATCTTACTTATGGTATATATGGATTGTTTAATAATCCTAATGTGCCAGAGCAAGTATTGCCTAACACTGGTGATTGGGGAACACTCACTGGTGATCTGATCTATGCCAATTTGGTTGCTTGGTATAATGGATACAATACTGCTAACAATGGTATCCATACACCAGACAATCTATACTTGGCACCCAAGGCTTATACTGCTGCTACGTCTAAGTTTGTGACAGGGCCAGGAGGTTTGCCTATTACTCCATTGGCTATGTTCCAAGCTAATTTCCCTGGTCTTACTGTTTCCAGTATTTGGGAATTGCAAGGCGTAGGACCAAGCGGTAAAGATTGGGGTCTAATGGTTGAGGCTTCTACTGATAACTATGTGCATGAATATGTAATGCCATTTACTCAGTTGCCTCCAGAAGCACGCAACTTGGAAATAGTTACTGATTGCCTCGCGCGTAGCGCTGGTGTTCAGATCTATTATCCTTTGGCACTACTTGGTGCTAGGACAACTTAAGGAGTTACGACAATGCCAGAACTTGTTAATAACTCACAAAGACTGATTAACGTTGAAGGAGCAGTTCTTGTTCCAGGTGTGCCGGCTTTGGTAACTGATGATGTAATGCAGAATCAAACCATCATGGATATGATGAATGAGCCTGCTGAACCAGGATCAGAAAAGAAAACTTTGGAGATTGCTAATGCTAGCCCAGAATCTGGTATTCAAGAGCGTAGTGGCGCAAGAGGCGAACATGGCACAGCAGACAGTGCCCGTGATGCCCAGCAGCATCAGCAGTCATCTTCTCAAAATAACCCTGCCCCAACACAACAGCCCGCACCTCAACATCCTCAAGCAACGCAACAAGGAGCGCAAGGAACAGGACAGCAAAGACCAGCCCAAAGGTAATCCCAACAAAGTGGAGAATGTGTAGTGCTTAAACTTGTTCTTGGGTTGATTGCTAGCGCAGCATTTAGTCTTGCTGCTAATGCTACTCCTATTATCCAGTTTGCACAAACTAGTGATGTTAACACTATTACTGCAACTGCTAATGGGACGCAGACTGCAACAACGATTGTTGGAACTGATGTTGCAGTAAACGTCGCACAAAATCTTGGTGGTGTTACTGGCGCAGCATTTCTTGACATAAGTGCAACTAGCACCGATGCTGCTGTGCCCGTTGGAACTGGAGCATTGCAACATTATAGTGGAAGCTTCAGCATTAATACTTTGGCTAACAATACTGGCACTAATCTTTTGTCTGGAACTTTTACTGATGCTGCACTTGGTGTAGGGTCTGCACTTGTTCTAGCTATTGGTTCTCCGCCTGATCTTCTTGCACTTGCTTCTGATCTTATCTCTGGTAGTGCTCTTGGTGCTCCAGCTGGTGCGGCATTTAGTTTGACGAATGTGCTCCCACCAGTAAGCATTGTTGGAACTACTCTTGAAAGTTTTACTGCAACAGTCTCGGGTAATGTCTCTGCTTCTGTTGTTCCAGAACCAATGACAATGGCTATGCTTGGAACTGGATTGATTGGTCTAGGTTTGGTCACTCGCAAGAGGCTAAACTAATATAATGATCCTTGTTATTGAGGATACTATCGTTTCTTTCGATTGGAGACAATTTGTATCCTCAACTAAACAAAGGATCATTAGAGTAAGAGAAATGCGCTCGCCGTTTAATATACTGCGAGCGTGTTTCTATTTGTTTGGTGTTGTTGTTCTATTAGAAGCAGCTTGGGCAACTGTTGGTGGTATTGGTTGCTTAATGCTAATTATGAATGGGACAATTGCTATAGGGAGTTGTGCTGAAGTTGCTCAACGCGCTAGAGAAATATTCTCAGAAATGTTAGCTGGTATATTAGCTTTGTTACTTGCTGCTAGACCACCGAACGATAAACCTCCACGCCAGGAGGATAAATGAGCGGAACAATATATTCAGAACATTGGCCAGAGGTAGAACCTCTATTGCAATTGTTCTTTCCTCAGTTCTTTGATCCACAATCTCCACAATACGTCGATCCTGATATTATGGCGCAGTTGTCAATAATATCTGATGAAGCTAGACCGTGGTGTATTCCTTCTGGCCAACAAGATATAGCACAAGCTTATTTCATTGCTTATCTTGTTTCATTACGTCATGAAACTACTTCAGGAAGTGCTGGAACTATTCCGGTAGCAGGGCCAATTATTTCTGAAAAAGAAGGTGACATAGCAGTTACTTATGCTGATATGACTAAAACTGGTATGGCTACTATGTCCAAACGACCACCATCTAATCCTTGGGATGTTTGGAATAGATATTGGATGCGATGTGCTGCTGGAACTATAACAACTAGATATGGCGATCCTTGTCGTAATGGCGTTCAATTTACTCTTGCTATATGGCCGAGAGTAATGGGGATTTGGTATCCAATATGGTAGCAGCTGCAGTTGCCGGTGGCTTTGGCGCACTTATTAGACCAACAGCTACTAAAGTTGAAGAGCACGATATGGGCTGGAAACGCATTGCTCTTGACTTTAAAGAGTTGAATGGTAAGGGAGTCAAAGTGGGATTAATGGGCGGCCAGGAGGTAGATGGGACGTCTGTAGTAGACATTGGTGTGTATAATGAATATGGAACTAAGAACATTCCAGCCAGGCCATTTATGGGAACGACTGCCGATAGATACCGCGATGCTATCTACAAATATACTGAGACGCTTGTTGGACAAATGATTGATGGTAAGTATACAGTTCATCAAGTATTAAGTTATATGGGTTTGTGGTATCAAGCAAAAATACAAACGGTTATCAGGGAAGCTAAGACATGGGCCGTTCCTAATGTGCCAGCAACTATAGCTAGGAAAGGTTCAAGTTCACCATTGATAGATACTGGGAGAATGGTGGGGTCTATTCGTTATGAAATCGTCAGTTCTACTGGGTCTGAATAATTGACTACTTCTTTTCGCACATCGTTTGTTGTTGTTAGGCGAAATATGGGCTATTGGTCTGAGGGCCAGTATATACCTGACGATAATACTGGCCAACAGATATCAGTAATGGCTACTGTCCAAATGCCATCTTCTCTAGATATGGGAAGAATAGAAGCAACAGAATTTGGTAGGAGAGCAACGCGCTTTATCAAGATATATACTGATACTAGGCTTCAATGTGTTAATCAACAGATTGAAGGTTTTCGCGGCACTACACCAGGAGACATCTTCTATTATGATGGTTCAGCTTATCTATTGTTTGGTGAAGCTGATTATACAATGCTGAGTCGTTCTAGAAACACTCAGGTTTCTCATTGGCGCTATTATGCTTGTGAACTTATAGAAGGATATAAATTGGAGAATGCCCCATGATACCTGGCATTTATGAATTGTTAGACTATACAATCAATACAATTAACGCTCAAAATTTACCTATTATTTGGTCATATCAGAACGCTCCTAGAATGAATAAAGCTTATGTGATGATAGACTATACAGATAATGATATACCTAACTTTGAAGTTGAATCTAGCTATATTGATTTAGATGGTTTCCGTAAAATGGGCTCCTGGCGCAGAGCGACCGTGAGTCTTCAATTTTATTGTGGTCCTAATTCTGATCGCATTGCTAGCCAAGTTGCGATGATGCTGGCTGGTAATTTATCTGTAGATAAGCAAGTTGAATTAGATATTGCTATTGGTAATCGTTTAATGCTACAAAGAATGCCAGCATTATTGAATAACTCTCAATTTGAAGATAGAGCAATATATCAATTTGATTTCTACTACACTGATGTCTATAAAGATAACGTTGGCTTTATTGCCGAGGTTATCATTGATGGAGAATATACAGGAGCAGCTACAGGATCTGTAACTTGCCATGAGGACATTTGGATACCCTACCCTGAACACCATGAGGATGGAGAAAAGTAATGGCTAATATTGATCGTGTCGTTAATGTTCAAATCTCTCTGCAAACTGCTGGTATTACTTCGCTCAACTTTTCGGACTTGCTATTGTTTGGAGCGTATACGGCCGCTGATGGCAGCCTTGTTAACATTATTACCGATCCTGATCAGTTGCTTGATGATTTTGGCGTTGTTGCTACTGATCCTCTCTACCTAGCAGCGCAAGTATTCTTTAGTCAAATTCCACATCCGCCAAGACTGTTCATTGGTAAAGATAACAATGCTGCTGATGTAACTACAGATTTGGCAGCATTGCTAGATGAGAGTTCAGATTGGTATGGTATCTGTGACGTTAAACATGACGAGACTAGGGCAGTTGCTTTTGGTCAATGGGTAGAGTCTCATGAAAAGATTTTCGTAACTGTCTTGTCTGATCCTCTTAATGCTTCTGCTCCTGGCACAGATACTACATCAGTCGGACATTTGCTGAAGCAAGCCAATCTCTTTAGAACAGCGTGGTGGTATCATACAGAACCTGAAGAGTTTCCTGATGTTGCTATTGCTGCGCGTAGCTTCACCAAATATCCCGGCCAGGAGACGTGGGCCAATCAACGTTTGAGCAATGTTGATTCGTTGTTCCTTCCTGAAGTAACAGCGCAAAATGTATTTGGGAAGAATGGTAATACGTTTGAACCATTCCGTAATATCGCTATTACTCAAAACGGTAAGACTGCTGGTGGAGAATGGATTGATGTTATTCGTTTTCGTGATTGGCTTTGCGATGAAATCAAAGTTAACATCTTTCAGCAACTAGTTGATAATCGTATCCCTTATACTGATCCTGGTATTGCTATTATTCGTTCTAGGCTTCAGCAATCATTAGATCGTGGCGTTTTCCGTGGTGGTATTGCCCCTCCTGAAGTAGACTTGGATGGTAACATTATCCCAAGTTATACTATCTCTGTTCCTCTTGCAGCTACAGTTCCGCCTAATGTAAAGGCTACACGAGTTCTGCAAGACGTATACTTTACTGCTAGGCTAGCTGGCGCAATCCATGTTGTACAAATCCAGGGAACGTTGACTTACGAAAATCTACCAGTAGCTTCTGTTGCAGCATAAGGGAGACAGTGAATGCCTAATGGTGTTGTTCGCACTTACAATGCAGCTAAGATTTTGGTTGTATTCAATGGTGTTCCATTGACAGGTTATGCTGATGGAACATTCGTAAGTATTGAAATGCAGAACGATGGAGTGACTACACAAGTAGGAGCAGATGGTGAGATTGCTCGTGCTGTTAATTCTGATAGACGCTGCACAGTAACAGTTACTCTACAGCAAACTTCTATTTCCAACGACTTTCTTTCTACTATGTTTAGCACTGACATTTTAACTTGTGGTGGTTTGATGGGACCGATACTTGTGCAAGATTTGTGTGGCGAAACTTTGTTCGCTGCATCTTCTGCTTGGATTGTTAAGCCTGCTACAGCAGAATTTGGTAAGGAAGTTGCTACGCGCGCGTGGGCTATTCATACTGGTAATCCATCTATATACATGATTGGTGGTAATGCATTCTCACAGGCAGCATAACTTATGCCGGTATCTCGTCATGAATTTAAACTTGAGAACGGTAATAAGTTTTATGTTAGGAGATTTGATGCATTCCTTTCCTTGAAAGTATTAGGCGAAGTCCAAAAGAAGTTTCTTGCACCATTGGCAGCTATCATGGAAGCAAGAGATGCTGAAGCTAATTCAGAGGCACTTAATACTGCTGTCAATCAAATCTCTAAAAGTCTAGATGGGGATTCATTGGTTGAACTCGTTAAGAAAGTATTGAATCCTGATTTTGTTTCAGTTGTTATTGATAACTCTGAACCTTCAAGACTAGATGAAGGTGCATTAAACTTAGCAATAGATGGTGTATATGATGTTGTATATATTGTCTATGAAGTATTGAGGTATAATTACGCTGACCTTTTTACGCGAGGCAGAACCCTTATTGGACAGGTCCAAGAAGACACGGTGATTCATTAGGTGTTCTGCGAGAAGATTTTGCTGAGGAAATATTTATCTGGCGACCAATACTAGAAGGATTAGTCAGTATTAGCGAAGTTAAAAATGGGGAGGTTGATGTTATAGACTTGCTAAAACTAAATGCTTTAATGGATATGCGTTCCGCTATGGAGCAACGCGAAATGGACAACGCCAGGAGGGAAACTTAGAATGTCACCTGAAGAATGTCTTAAGCAAACTGCTGATGCTTTCGAGTATATACTTAGAACTGATCCGTTGTTAAGGCCAGAGTTTGAAAACTTAATTCAAGGCGGATTGTCTCCACAATTAATTCGCCCCTTGCAAGGTTTTAATCCACGCGCAGAAATTGTAGTTGTTGTGCGTGAAATAGTATAATGGCGATTGTTCGCACATTAATAACAACGCTTGGCTATAAGGTTGATGAGGCTGGACTCAATCAATATGAGGCTGGCTTTCAACGAATAAAGAGTATGACGTTAGGCTTTGCTAGCGCAATGGGCCTAGCGTTTGGTGCTGAGAAAATCTATGAGTTTATTGACGGACTATTAGATACTGGTAAAGAAATAAATAAGATACGCGCGCAGATAACTAATCTTGCTAGACCGCAAGATGATGTTAATGCTGCGATGGATCGCACACTTGAAATAGCAAATCTAATTGGTGTTGAATATTCTAAGGTAGCTGATACCTTTAGAGATTTCTTGCAGAACACTCGTGAAGGGAAGTTGTCGCAAGAACAATTACTTCAAGCTACAGAGAATGTATTCAAAGCACTTAAGGTAGATAAAGCATCATCGGAACAAACCGAAAGGATGTTCCATCTAATTGAACGTATAGACGTAATGGGCAAAGCATCCCCAAGAATGATAGGGATGCTACAAAATGTATCGCAAACAGCACTCACTATACTTGAAAAATACTTCAATACAAATGAAGATGGACTAAGAGAACTTGCTAAAGATGGAAAGATAACTGCTGAAATATTTATGGAAGCATTGGCTAGACCCAATGCAGAGTTAGAAGAAAGATTTTCAAAGGTTCCTTACACTATTGGTCGCGCATTCACTTATGCGCGTAATCAGATAACACCATTAATAGCTGAGTTACTTAAGACAACAAGAGTATCTGTCTTACTTGGAACTACAATCAAATGGTTAGTTGATTTAATTGTTAATAGTATTAAATGGTTCAATCGTGAAGTTATACAAATCAAACAACTAATAGAGATACTAGGTTATGCCCTTGTTGTAACTCTTGGTCCTTGGCTTATTCGTCAATTAGCATTAGCAACTCTTTGGACAGCACGATGGGGTGCGGCAACACTTGCTGCTAATTGGCCTTGGTTATTAGCGGCTGCATCTATCGCTGCTGTTGGCGTTGCTATTCAAGATTTGGTTTATTGGATACAAGGTAAAGGTTCACTCATTGGTTCTTGGGTAGGCCCATTTGATCAGTTATCAGAGAACTTTAAGAAGCTTGATATATTTGCTGGACCAAGAATTATTCAAGACTTGATAGAAGGTAAGTGGTCTGACGCACTAAAAGATTTCAATATTCTTCTAGGCAGCACTAGTGCTGAAATACTTGCATTAGGATTAGCTGTTGCTGGTGTAGGATTAGCCTTTGTCAGTTGGCGTTGGATTTTATCTCCAATACTAACTGCATTAAAAGCAACTAAAACTGCTTTGACTGCTGGTGGTGTTGCTGCTGGTGCTGCTGAAGCTGCCGCTACTGGAGGGGCAGTTGCTGCTGGTGCTGGCGCTGGTGCTGCCGCTACTGCTGGAAGTAAAGCATTAACAGCATTAAGAGTCGTTGGCGCTGTTACTGTTATAGGCACTGCTATTGAAGTTGCTATTGCTGGTAAAGGTTGGTTCCAAAGTGGGTTTGATGCTATCCGTGATACCATTATGGGACCGGGCACATCCGATAAAATGCGAGAGGATGCTAAGAAGAAAACTCAAAACGCTAATCCTATGTGGCCATTCTGGGGACCAAAGTATAATGAAGATTCACCAGAGGCTAGTGATCCTAGTAAACAACGTCTAGATATATTTGAATGGTGGAAAGGATTCAGTAAAGGTTCCTTTGCTCCAAGCTCGTCAACAGCGCCAGGAGCACAAGCCACTGATCCTTTTAACGTTGGTCCTGGCGCATTGGCTAAACCTCAAGCTACAACAGATAATCGCAATCAAAGTGTTACAGTTAATCATAGCCCAACTAATAATATAACTGTTACAACAGATGATCAATCGATGGTCGCTAATATTATCCAACAGAAGTTGACTGATATAGGGAAGGCAACGTCTGATGCGATCGCCAAACAAATCACAACCTCCATGCCCAGAACCGAAGCTGCAACGCAATGAATGTATTAGACATGGAGAAACTTACTATGGTTACAACTGTAACAAATGCAAACAAGAAGGAACGTTGATCTGTGAGTTTGTTCAGCATGTTCTTTCAAAACCAACAAAGCCAACTTGGAGCGTTGTTTCTTGATGTGTTGATATCTGAACAAATTAATCTACCAAGTAAAGTTACTATGTATCCCATCGAAACAGGCGATGGGGAAATTAGTGATCATATTACTCAGAACCAAGAAGAGATAACAATTACCGGCGCTATCTCTGCTGGCTCTTCTCAAATATCTTTATCTGGTATTGCTCAATCTATTTCTTCTGGCGGATCATTCGGAGTTGAATTTGGCCCATTGTGTTATTCTAAATTGATTAATGCTGTTGACCAACTTAGAACAATGCATAAAGATCGTAAGCCTATTACTGTTGTTACTGGTCTTGGTCGTTATGAAGAAATGGCTTTTACCACTCTTACTCTTGATCGTTCTAATAGCAATAGCACTGGTGGACAATGGCTTCAGATAAATGCAACACTACGCAAGATTAAAAAGGTAACGCTAAAGCAAACTGATCTACCACCAGAGAAAGCTTCTGGCCAGGATGGCGCTAAAGGAAAGACAGGTAAGACTGAAAAGAAAACTACAAATGGAGGTAGCACATCCAATAAAGAAATAAGTGTTGCTGGTCAGCTTGGAAAAAGAACAGGACTTGAGGGGCCATTCGGAGTTAATCCACCAGTGAAACCACCAACTGTTGTTGATCCTTTCGGGAGTAGTATATTTGCCGTTTATCATTGATATTGCTGATGAGAATAGTCAAGCAATAGAGATAGTGCTTGATAATATCCTGTTCTACATTGTGCTTGATTGGAATGAATCCGGTCATTATTGGAGTATGGCTGTTCGTAATTCGGCTTACGCTACTGTTGTTGATGGTATATCAATATCCGCGAATTGGCCTTTGACTTGGCAGTTTAGATATGCGGATATGCCGCCAGGAGAATTAGAAGTTATCTCTGCTCATTACAGAAACGGTCCTGTTCCAAGAGATGGGTTTTTAACTGGTAAGTATTACTTAGTCTATTACACTGTTCAAGAATTAATAGATGCTGGTGTGTGGTCACAATATAGGAACGTAGCACTTGCTGTTTGATCGTGTATATAGATTGCAGGTAGGACAAGGCAACAATGGTGTTGAGATAACCGATTTGCGGATAACGTTTGACATTGTAAAGACAGCCAAGAAAAATCCTAATAGCAATAAAATACAGATATGGAATATGCAGAAGTCATCTAGAGAACTTTGTGAAAAACCAGATACACGTTGTATTCTTTATGCGGGTTATGCTGAACAAGATGGGCCTATTTTAATCTTCAATGGCAACGTAACAGTAGCGTGGTCACGATATGATTTGCCAGATATCATTACAGAATTTGAACTTGCAGATGGCGGCCAGGAGATACGCGATACGGCAATATCAGTTGGATATGATAAGAAAATTAAATCGTCGCAAGTCATTACTGATGTGTCGAAGAAAATGGGATTGCCGTTGACTATGCCAAGTAACTTAATAGACTTTGTTTGGGAGAATGGCTTATCATTCTTTGGTCCTGCTAGAACTCTAATGGATAAAGTAACTAAAGCTGCTGGCCAAGAGTGGTCTATTCAGAATGGCAATGTTCAAGTTATAGAAAAGCGAATGGTCACTACTAGACAAGGTATAGTTATATCTGCTGACTCTGGTCTAGTAGGATCACCAGAACGGGAACGTAAACAATCAGATGGTAACGCTACTCCCAAGAAGAAAACTGCTAAAGCTAAGAGCGATCCATTAAAAGAATTTGATGGCTGGAAAGTAAAGACATTATTAATGCCACAAGTAAATCCTGGTGATAGAGTTGAGATGGATACGAGAGATGTAAAAGGTATCTTTCGTTGCGAGCAAATACAACATAGAGGTGATACCCACGATGGTGATTGGGAATCAGAACTTAAAATTATTGATCCTGCGAAGCCTATTGGCGATAAATCAAATACCAAAGGTGGTAAAGCCAAGAGGGGTGAAGAACATAAAACAGGATACGTTGAAGATGATGAATTTACTGATGAGTTTTGAAAATGTATAACGATTTAGTTGAAGCATTGCAGTTGATGATTGAATCGTCACTCAGTGATTTAAATACTTCCGTCCCAGGTAAAGTAATCAGTTACGACGCGGCGAGGAACCGGGCTATAGTCGCGCCGTCCTTTCCTAAAGCCTTGTCCAGCGACGATACTTTAGATGCTCCTAAGATTGTAGAGGTTCCTGTTGTATGGCCAACAACTGGTAGTGGTAAAGCTTCATTCACTATGCCGCTACAGCCAGGAGATGGAGTGATGCTTTCCTTTCAACAACGTTCGTTGGAAGGCTGGCTAAGTGGTAATGAAGCTGCGCCTAAAGACCCAAGACAATTTGATCTTTCTGATTGTGTAGCACATCCTGGTCTTAATCAAAAAGACACTGTTGGACATGATAAGAATGTTGTATTGAAATTCAATAAGTCTAATCTTGTCATTGATCCAGATAACAATATAACATTGGGAAATGATCAGGCAACTATAGTTATTCAAAGTGATGGAGGTATAATCATCAAAGCTAATTACTTGCGAATGCAAAATCCATCTAACAGCGGATACATTAATATAGATGCTGGTGGCGCTATGACTATGCACGCTTCTACTGTTGCAGTGCAAACACCAGCGAATAGTTATGTTCTAGAAATGCATAATCATATTGGTGTGCAGCCTGGACCTGGTAATACAGGAAAGCCAATATAATGCCTAACTTTGACATAGCATTATCAAGAGTAACTCATGATATTGTATGGACAACAGCAACACCTACGCCTGTTGTTAATCCTGCGCCACCACAAGTTCCTAAGTATTCAATTTGGAATATAGATGGAGCAGACAAAGTTGCTCAACAGATTAAGATAAATCTGTTGTCGTTTCTTGGGGAATGGTTCTTGGATATAACCTATGGCGTTCCATACCTTGAAGATATTCTTATCAAGAATCCAAGGATGGCCGTGGTTGAAACCATTCTGCGAAACCACATTAATAGTATCCCTAATGTTATCGCTATTGATAGTCTTGTTGTTGATTGGGATCGTAAGGCAAGAACACTTGGTGTTCAATTTACTTGTGAAACTGATTTAGGACCAATAGAACAATCCGTAAAGTTGGAGGTTCTACCTCGTGTCTGATGTTGTAAATACAACTACCTATGGTGTGCTACCAACTGGTTTCACTCGAATGAGGATGCCAGAGATACGTCAATCTATCATTGATACTTTACAATTCACTACTGGCGTTACATTTGAAACTAGACCGGATAGTATTACTGGTCAATTCATAGATACGTTTGCTGAACGTGAAGCAACGATGTGGGAACTAGCAGAGGCTGTCTATCATGCTATGTATCCTATCTCTGCTACTGGCGTTAACCTGGATCACGCTGTTAGTTTCTCTGGTGTTAGGCGTCTATTCGCACAAGCATCTTCTGCTTGGTGCGTTTGTTATGGAAGTGAAGGGATTACTATTCCTGCTGGTAGTATCATCCGTAATAATAATACCCAAGATAATTTCTTGCTTGATGAAGATGTAACTATAACAAGACAAGCTGCAATTGATGTTAAGGTTGCTATTCAAACTGCTGTTGTAAGTGAGGTTTATTGGATACAAGTTAATGCTATTACATATCAATATACTTGTGCTACTGGCGATGCTCCTATTGATATAGCAGCGGCTTTATATGTATCCTTGCTATCGTCCGGATTTAATATTGAACTAGATGCAAACGAAATTAGAATATATGGTATTGAATCCATATCGTTTACCTTTCAGATATCAACCAATATAACACTTGAAATAATTGGTTGTGTTGGCAATTTTACTGCTGAGACTTTCGGGCCAGCAGATGTATCAGTTAATTCGTTAAATCAAATTGTATCTACATTCATTGGATGGGATAGCGTCAATAATATTGTATCTGGTTACTTGGGACGTAGCCAGGAAACCGATGATGAATTGAGACTGCGCTATAACCTCGGTGTCTTTAGACTTGGCGCTGCTACTCTTGAAAGTATTAAAGCAACACTACAACAAAATGTGCCAGGTATCTCTAACGTTGAAGTCTATGAGAATGAAGAAGATGTTATTGACAGTGAAGGTAGACCACCACATAGTATTGAAGTCATCGCTTATGGTGGTGATCCTGATTTAATAGCCAAACAAATCTTTCTTACTAAAGCTGCTGGCATTGATACCTTTGGGGATGTAACGGTAACTGTTACTGATAGCTCTGGCTACAATCACGATATAAATTTCAATCGTCCAATACCTGTTTACATTTGGGTTAACATACACGTTTATCTATACAATGAAGAGATATTTCCTGACAATGGAGTTCCACAAATACAAACGATAGTCACTGCTACAGGTAATTCTTTTGGTATTGGTAAAGATGTTATCGTGCAAAGGTTCTATGGTCCTATCTATGCTGGCATATCAGGCATTGGTAAGATGGATATAACTGTTGCAATGGAAATTGATCCTGACATTGTTCCAGCGCCAGGAGATTATCAACCAGATAACATAGCTATCAATGCTAGAGAACTTTCACGGTTTGATGTTACTCATGTTACTGTAACAATAGACAGCACTCCTATACCATGAGCGATACTACAGACCTACTGGCGTTTCCTCATGATCACGCTGAAATAGCGTGGAGCCACTGGCTTGCTCAACATATTGGCAAGAGTAATACTGAGAATTTCTGTAAAGCGTTTTATCCTCCACTCAACTTGTTGGATAAAGCTTTAAATGATCTATACACTTTACGTTGGTTGGAGACTGCTGAAGGCCAACAGTTAGATGGTATAGGTTCTATTGTCGGCATTAGTCGCAGAGTAGACAATGCTATTTATATTCCGTTCTTTGGATTTGCTAGTCAAATAGCTGGTCGCGGTTTTGGCCAAGCTAGGATGCGACGCAAGAGGGAGCCTTATTCACAGGCAACTATACTTGGTGATATTGAATATAGAACATTGTTGTATCTTAAGATAGCTTTGAACAATGGACATGGAACAGCAGAAGAATTGATCTATGCCTTTAACAATTCATTGCATGTAACTAGAACAAGAGTTGATGATTGGGGTAATGCCAACGCACGCGTATACATAAATGATTTTATAATGGAGAGTGATCCTAGATCACAGCTACTAGATTACATGATTCCTAAAGCTGCTGGTGTTAAGCTTTGGCCTTACTATGTTAATGCTGACTATACATTTGGTTTCAAAAATCAACGTATATACTATGGCTTTGGAATAGGCATACTGGCTAGAAAGCCTGGATCAAATATACCACCAATCACTGTTACTATATCCCTTTGGGACCGTGGTGATTCAGTATGGGATGATGGTAATAGTATTTGGGATCAGAAAGGAATACCTGGCTGATGGCTTCACAAATTGATTCCTCTAAGCCTATCTATGGAACGCCTACAACGCAAAGTGTTCGTGATAACTTTCAAATAGCGCGCACTGAGATAACTCAATTACAAGATGTAAGAACTCCTAACTGGCCATACTTGCCGATAGCTGGCGGCATTATGACTGGCAAGATTACCCTTGATGCTGATCCTGTTGCTAATCTTCAAGCTGCAACTAAACAGTATGTAGACAATATTGCTTTCTCTGCTTCTGGCACTATACCTGAAGCTGCTAAGGATGGATGGTTTTATTCTCGTGGTGGCGCGACTACACCACAAAGTAACAATGCTTGGTCTAATGCTCCACTCTTTAATTCAGTTAGAGTTGGTAGAGCAGCATTAGTTGCTGACTTTGCTATGTCCATTACAGTATCTAGCAACTTGTATGGACTATCAGCAGATAGCACAGATGCATTTAGCTACAATAGAACCTCACGGATGCTATCGCTTTTGTTTGGCGGTAACTCTGTTGTAGATATTAACTCAACAAGCATAGCATTTAAACAACCTGTTACTGTTGCTGCTAATCCAACTGTTCCACTAGGTGTAGCTACTAAGCAATATGTAGATACTGCTGTTACTGCTGGCGCTGCAACGATTGTTGTATCGGATACTGCGCCAGTAGCACCAACAGCTAATGCTTTATGGTGGGATAGTATAGGCACTCAACTTTATCTTTGGTATAATGACGGCACATCAACTCAATGGGTCAATGCTACGAATGCTGGTATGGGGGCATTGAACAGCGACGCTCCTACTGATGGCCAGACTTATGGTAGGCGAGCAGGAACATGGAATGCTGTTCCAGTAACGACTGGCAATGTTGGAAGAAATCTAATTCATAATAGTATGTTCAATGTAGCGCAAAGAGGCGCAGGTAACTGGACTGTTACTGGTTATACGTTGGA